AAGGAACATTTCTACAAGCTACCGTCTGGAACACTGGTGCATCCCTGCCGTCTAATACATAAAGACGGAACATTAATGTGGAAACATGCACTGCTGTATCGTAACGAATTGCTTACTATGCCAGAAACAGAAGCACAAGAGGCACACATAATAAAAACTGCTCAGCGCCTGGAGGAACTGAACAGTTGGGTGTCTCAAGATCTGGAACCTTGGGAATGTTTTCAAGTATATGCTTGGTACGTACCGTTTGACAAGGAACTAACTAATGGTATATCTGTCTATTTTAAGCACTTGATCCATGATAATCCAACTACCTATGATGCTCTTCTTCCTCACATACAGGATCATGAGATCCTTCAATTAAGACAGAATTATCTATTCTTTAAGCGATGTTAAAGTACCTCTCAGTAACTATACCAAAGCACAAGAGATCCTTTTCTCTTGTTTAACTATCATATACGATTATGGAAAAGGACTACACAGAAGATCAAATCATCCGCCGTAATGGACGGATGTATTTCATCTATGAAGACCGTAATCAAATGATGGATTCACTCACTGGTGAGTGGTTTCCGCTTCCAACGTAAGTTCTCAATTTCCATTAATACTTCTCTAATCATGCCTTTTAATTCATCACGTTCTTTATCACTGAACACATTACGTGTAAAGGGTTTGTACGGTATTAATTCTGGATCAGTTGAATCAGCACAGAAGCTGAGTTCATTTGGTTCTAATTTCTTGGATGAGATGCCTTGAGTGTCCATTTTTATAATTGAGTTACCATACGATTTAGATACCATTGAGCTTTTTTTGCATCTTCTGATGGATCTGCTTTATGCCACATTCGCAATAAATACTTCAATGCCTGAGCTTGCAACATACCTGTTACTGGGTCAGGTGCATGAACAATAGCCCCTTCAATAATATCAATCACCTCTTGTGAACCTTGCTGATAATGAGGAGGATTATTTACATTATCAGTTGCTTCAGTATTAGTTCTTCCAAAAACCTTACCTAAAGTAACTAGACCAGACTTTTTTCCAAACTCACTAAGTCTGACCTTATCCCTCTTGTAATAATCAGTTGAATCTGAACTTGGACTATCCCAATCACAATCTTCCAAATGAAACTCTTTATTGATGTCATCCCAATCCTTCTCGTGAGGAATAGCTTTCCAGCGGTCTTTGGATTTATCCATAATGTTTGTAGTCGCACTTATATGTTTCAATACCTAATATAGGAATAAATAAGCTTATATGTGACGTATGCCTAGTCCAAAAGGTGATCCCACCTACATTAAAAATAAAGAACAGTATTTTATGGATATAGCTAAGGTTGTAGCCAAAGCTTCAAGTCATCCAACGTCTCCAGGCGGTTGTATTGTTGTACGTGATCGTGAAATAGTTGGTGACGGTCGCAGTGTACTTACAGCCTCTAAGGTTGAAGTTGATTGCTTATGTTATGCAATAGCTACCGCGTCTAAACGTGGTACTCCATTAACAGGAGCTGTCATCTATTCAACACGTTATCCATTTAGTGCATCGGTTTTCCAGTGTTACTTAATGGGTATCCGGAAGATGATTGTATTAGCTCACGAATGGGAAACATATTACAAGGATGAATTCAGAAGAGCTGCTCGATTAGCAAGAGAATTATCAATGGCTATAGAACCAATGTTCGAAGATGATGACCAACGATTTTCTGTAAACAAACACTCACGATCTAAGGAGATTAATGACGACCACTTTACCAACGCGAATCCGTTCAAACCAGACGAGTTTGACCCGCAGGATGCAAATGATATCCAGGACGAAACCAATGAAGACACTATTGTTTGACTTAGAAACTACAGGCTTACTACGCTGTGGTTCAACAATTCACTGCATAGTCATGCGAGATGCTATCGAAGATAGTGAACCTCACGTATTTGACTGTGACCCTGAACGAGCAATCATTCAAGGTGTAAAACAATTAGAACGTGCTGATACACTCATTGGTCACAACATAATTGGATTTGACATACCTCTACTGAAAGAGCAGTATCCAGACTTTGATTTCCAAGGAGAGCTCATGGATACACTCATTTTAAGCAGGCTTTATTACCCAAATATCATTGATAGAGATTATGAACGTAGACCAGACGGTATGCCTCAGTATTTATATGGACGCCATTCATTACTAGCCTGGGGTTATCGCCTCAAATGCTTTAAGGGTGACTATGGAACACACGAAGGTGCATGGGATAGGTATACACCTGAGATGCTGTCGTATTGCATTCAAGATACTCAAGTCACATTGAAACTTTACCAAATGTTGCAACGGAGGATGAAGACTTATGCCTAAAGAATTCTACGAATGGTTGGATCAATGCCCTGTTCCGTGGTTTTACCATGCTGATCACCATCCAGACTACGCCACATACGCATTTGTAAAAGCTAACAAGGAGGAAGATAGCGAAAATGAATGATTACATCAAACTAGAAATGAAGATGGCGGAACTAATGGCTCAACAAGAAGCCAGCGGTTTCAGATTTAATATGGATGCTGCTGTAGATGTTCGCTCTGAATTAGCAGAGGAGTTTAACAAACTTAAAGAAACTATCTGTAGCCGCTTCATATATTACCCAGGTAAGGTTTTCACACCTAAGAGAACTGATAGACGTAAGGGCTATCACTCTGGTGCGCCGATGACCAAGTTGCTTGATTTTAATCCAACAAGCAGGCAACATATCGTGTGGGCGTTGACCACTTTTAGAGGTGCTCGATTTACTAAAGTAACTGACACAGGTAAGCCAAAGGTTGATGAAGCTACACTTTCTGAAGTACGCGACATTGCGTTAACGCAAGATAACCAGCAGCTACATGATGAATGCGAAATTTTCATTCGTATGCTTACTCTCCAGAAATGGATGGGTCAGCTAAGTGAAGGTGCTAATAGCTGGTTTAACTCTATTGAAGAGGACGGATGTATCCACCACAGCTGCGTATTAGCGACACAAACTTCTAGAAATGTTCACCGGGGTCCGAATCTCGGCCAGGTCGTGAGTGCACCTTGGGCACGCCGACTATTTATACCTCATCCAGGACATATGATGGTTGGATGTGATCTTGAAGGCCTGGAATTGAGGGCACTTGGGCATTTCCTCTCAACTTATGATGACAATGCTTTTGCCGATGTAGTTGTCAACGGAGACATACATCAGCAGAACGCTGACCGTATGACGACTCCTGAAGTTCCTGTCTCCAGAAAAATCGTCAAAAATTTATCGTACGCGTTCATTTATGGGGCGGGAGATGCGAAATTAGGCCACACTTTACGACCTGAATTTTCAGATGCACAGAAGAAGTCACTAGGTGCTGAATTAAGACGTAAGTTTCTCGATGCTATCCCTGGTTTGGAACCATTAGTAGCAGCAGTGAAACTACGCGTTCGTGAAAGAGGTTACTTACTTGGACTAGACGGAAGACCTATCTTCTGTACAGCAGAGCATGCCTCGCTCAATTACCTTTTGCAGAGTGCAGGGGCGATTTTAAGTAAACGTTGGTGCGTGATTGCTCAAGAACTACTTGATCAAGCAGGGTTAACATATAATGTTGATTACACCCGTTGTGCCTACGTACATGATGAACAGCAGTTCTCTGTTGTTCCACGTGAGGCAGAAAGAGTAGCTAAAATTCTTGTGGATGCAGCTCCACTAGCAGGTAGCTACTATAACTTTCGTGTTCCAATTACAGCAACATCGGATATAGGACAATCATGGGCAGATACACACTAAATAGCAAAAATGATATGAATGAACAACAAGTACAAGAATTAATAGACGCGGCAATGTCTAAACATAACCGTAATGCAACTCTTATTTCTATGACATTAGGAACGATTTTGTTAGCATTATTTATGGAAGGGTTATTCCGTATTCTTGGAATCATACCGCCCTTCCTAGGTATTGACATAACTATTATTCCCAGGCTCTAATTATGCATATGTCACCAGCAACTGTCGAGCTTATATGCCTAATTGTTGGTTACGTATGGTTTGGAATACTAATTTCACATTGGTACGACAAAGATATCAAACAAGGTAAATAGCTAAAATGTTAGCTATAATAGAAGTACGTTCATCCGCTAACAGTGCGGACGCAAGTAAGCCTAGAAGAGACTGAAGGAACGGGAATATTCACCTAACTGGAGTATTCCAATGAATCAACTGCAACTGCAGCATCTTTTGCTGACCCGTAAAAATCTAGAGCGTGCTCAAAATGAGAACGCTGAAGCACAACTGCAATTTACAGCTTACCGTGGTGTGCCTTATTCAAAAGAACACAGCCCTACTGAATCACATGGTAGCTTTACATATAGGGGTAATTCCTATACCAAATAAGTAACTGTCAGCCTCACCTATCGGTGGGGCCATTTTTACTTTTTTAATCAGTTATAATTAAATCTACGCAAACAAATAGTTTGCTTATATTTTCTACTTAAACAAATGATTTCTACACTTTTTAAAGTAGCTGCTGGCACGATTGCTTGTGCTTCGCTTGCTACACC